TTAATTTCCTTTAATCCCTGAATAGTAAGACCTTTATCCCGATTATCTGTAATTTTAGCATATAATTCAATAGCCTTCAAGTAATCTTTGGGACTTGGATAATTGCCACTAACTTGCATACCTTCATAGCCTTTTTGAATAAAATCATCTAAAGCTTGAACATGAGATATTAACGGCTGAACTTCTCCAAAAGATGATACTTCCTTACTATCGATTGATGATGCTTGCCGTTTGTCTGCAATTTCCTCAATAGAAACCCCAGTCTCCTTAGCTTCTTCTACTTTCTTCTTATATCTGGTTAGAGTGGACTTAGATACATCTACTCCATACTGTTTGCATAGTCCTATGATCCACTCGTAAGATTCTTCCTTTTTAAAAGCCTCATCTACTTTTATTTTTAATTGCTTATTATTTATAATCTCTGACACAGCACTATGTTTCGTTTCAGAACTCATTTTTTGTCCCCCTAATATAAATACCCTATTATATAGGCTTTATTAACTGTAATATAGGATATTATGAAACGAATAATAGCGTTAAAATATAGAAACCACCACTAGTTTCTCATATATTATTCTGTTTCACTTATTTATTTCTGAAAAGATAGCTTAATTATACTTTTACCTGATTTTATATTGAAAGTATATGAATTTAATCCTTCTTTTATAATCAAAGAATTATCAATAAACTTCCAAGGAATATTAACAATCCCCGTATCTGTTCTAAAAGAAAGCTTTTCTTTATCTGAAATACTAGATAGATCACTACTAATAGGGAATAAAGAAGATTCTGCATTCTTACTATCAAGAGTAACTGCTACTAGACCTAATCCCATAATATTTCGATGATTAATAAAGTCTAATAACTTTTTAGTGTCTGGCTTACTAATTTTCTTGTTAAGTAAATCGGTAAAAACAGATAATCCATTGCTGGTATCTTCCCTTAATAAAATATATAAGTTACCAGAAAAGGCATCCGACTCTAAATGAATAGTAATCTCTTTATACTTGATACCACATATACTAATATCCTTACTATAATGATTAACAATAGTTTTATCTAAGTTTATTGTAAAAGATATATAATTTATTTTAGATGATTCTGGGTGCAAAAGTAAGTCCTTGATATTATTCATATTTACTCCAAAATCAGAAATAATATCTCTGTTAATCTCAGCCCCTAGTTCTTTTTCTTCTAACATATTAACAAAATTAGATACTGATTGTACTTGATTACTAGATGGAAAAGAAACCAAGTCTAAATTATTGTCACTAATACTTACCTCATTAGAAAATCTTAGGGCAACCGGTAACCATTCGCACTGAAATTGTGTTCCTACTAAAGAAAAATTATTATCTAATGCTTTTGATAAAATATTCTGTATTTTCACATTATACCTTCTTGTCTTCTGTTTTTGTATTTTTTCTTTTTATATGTGTTCCTATCTTCTTTAACTTATAAAACTTAGTGTGCCCAGTAAAAGCGGAATCTGGTATACTTTTATGGGCTAAATAGCTAAAAGTTACAGAGAAGTTGTTTTCATTAACCATAATGTAAGAAGTATTGATCCTACCAATATATCTCTTACCTATTTTAACATAATCATTAGTTATTTTCCCATTAGCAATATCTATATATTTACCCGGTTCTAGATGAATAAAGTCTAAATCTGTATTTAGATATTTGCTGACTTTCTCTAAAGAAAATTGAGGAAATTCATCTACCTCTTTACTAGTCAGATTAAGATATGACTTAGAGAAAGATACATAATAATATCCCTCTTTTTCCCCCATAGCATTTAGCGAAGAGAACCTTTCTCTATCTGTTAATATTAGTGAAATAATATCACCTGCTTAAATTGAAACTATATGAATTAGTAACTTTATTTGGATCTCCCTGACCGCTTATTATAAAATTACATAATAATCCTTTTGCATCTTCATTACCTAATTTTTTTATAATATACTTAATATATTGAGATTTTTTGGTCATTTTATTTATATTTTCATTATTTCTCTCAGCGACTGCTTTAGCCATAACTTTAAGCTCTTTAGACCACATCATCATCATAGCCATATATGGGCTATTCACGGGGTTATAACTTGCTTGCCGGTAAACTCCCCCAGCAACGTCTCCATCGTACTCTATATAGGTTATAACGCCAACAAATGGCAAATGTAGCTCATCTAGAATCTCCAGAACTTCATCAGTTAAAGACTCATGAATAACTACCCATACATAGTCGCATACTTTTATATAATCTCTAAGTTGTTTTCTTAATCTATACGTACTATCATGACCTGTTTTTATTTCAATACCAATCTCATGATTATAAGAATTAAAGACTAGACAATCTGCAATAGTATTACCAAAATAAATAGACTTTTCAAAATACACAATAGATTCTGTCTGGTCAGGAGAGACAAATAAATGTGGGTTATCTAAAATATACTGTTTTATCTTCGCTTCATATGCTAAATCTTCCATCTATTTTCGTCCTTCTCATCAGAAATTCTTTTAATATCCTCTAACGGGAAATATTCTTTCATCCAATGGATCTTGTTCAATCCAATAAACACCCCAGTATTCTCATTATGCTTATTATCCACAACATTACCAGAATCATTCATAATCAAGGTGTCGGGTAATCGTTCTTCAAACCCTAAAGTATATTTACCATCGAAGCTATCTATCCCATACTCAATATCTGCAATAAACAATGGCGGTTTAATTGCCTTTACTTTTTTAGGGTCTTTATTATTACTAACATCAATAAGACTATTAAGAAGCTTACCCAGCTTTCCTCTAGTATAGACAGGTTGACGTTTCTCAACCATTTTAAAATCCTTACCGTAAACCGGATTATTATTATTATCATAGTGGTCTAAACGCACATCATATACTGCAATAGTGTCCCCTTTAGAGTACATTTCTACAAAGTATTGTGGTTCCTTATTGATCCTAATAATACCTGTTTTATAAACATTATCTTCCAAAGCATTTTCCTCCTATTCATTAATAATATAAGAAAAGACCTATTTAAGGTCTTTTTTAGCATCTTCTTTAATTTTCTTATTAATATGATGCTTAATAATAAGCGTGTCTATACTACCATTAATAAAAGAAGATAATATATGAATAATAAAGTATCCAACTACTGATAAAAGAACAAATAGCAAGTATTTACCAATAGGAGCATAACTATTTGTAATTCCTGCAATGATATAATAACCAATTAAGCTTACTATAGTATTTACCAAAAACTCAGAAGTTAAGGTATACACAGTAGAATATCCTTCTGAATCATGCATAACATTAAAAATAATTAGGCATCGGATATACCAAACGGTGGCAATAGGAATATTAATAAGTAGAACATTTTCCAAAATTTCCAAATTATCCCTACTTTCTAAAGGAATACTGTCTTTAACTCGATAGAGTTTTTATCAAGAACTACCATTAGTTGACTAGCAACGGAATCTCCCATATTAAGCGTTTTAGAGTACATATCATAGCCTTTCATTGATCCAGAAATAGCTACCATAGATGCGTTGTTTTCTTCCTTAGATAAGAATGAATGATAATGCCCACCAAGTAGTAAATCAATCTTTTGATTACGCATATGCTTAGCAATATTGTCAGTAGCATTACGCTTAATAGTCTCTCCATGTGTACACATAATATGCTTACCCAAAACATCAAATTCCAAGTTATAGATATCATCACGATTATCTAAAATTTCTAGATTATTAAATACATCATTTTCCTTAAATAATAGAAGCTGTTCTAAAACTAATCGCATTGCCCCATCGCCATAAACAGCAGAGTTTTTATTACCATCCGTTCTATCATGGTTACCCTGAACTAATCCAAAAGTAACCTTAAAGTGCTTAGTTAACTCCTTAATCTGCCAAACTAATAGTTTAATACCATTAGAAACCTGTTCAGAATAAGTAAATTCATCAAAGTATGCTTGATTAGTTGCCCGCATATTAATTCCTTCAATTAAGTCTCCTAAATGAATGAAATATACATGGGTAATTCCTAAGCTTTCACCATAGCTAATAGCAGACTCTGTATAAGATCTTACACGTTTCTTTAATATATCGAAATTATAAGTATTCCCTTTAATCTTATATGAATTTCCCACATGGTAATCACTACCAGTAATAATTAAAGACTTTTCTTCCTTTTTAGTCTTAACGATTGGAGGAAGATCAACTGCAATAGAATTTTCCTTAATATCCTGAGATAACTTGCTATAAACATCATCTAATCTATTTTGATATCTAGCTTCTTCTCGGGTTAATTGCTTATATTCACGAGAGTTATCCAAGCTACGTTGATGTGTTTTCATATAGGGGGTTAAAACATCATCCAAGTTATTCTCCATACTGTTATTAGGTGTATTCCCCTGAGCATTCTTTAAATCATCTAAAGAAATAACTCCATCAATCGTATTTGTAATAATATCTTTAAGATCTTCTTTTTCATTAATAACCTTTTGTGAAAAGACATAATCTTTTCTAGTCATCCGGTCAAACCCTAATTCATTAAGAACCTTATTAGCACTTGATAGCGTTACCTTACCCATAGCCTTCTGCAAGTATCCATAGATAACAGCAAGACGTTCATAGTTCCCATTTAAGTTTTCTTCTTTATAATTCATTAATTTAATCCTTCTTATCCAATAATTGTTTTATTGCTCTTTTAATATCTTTTACAGTACCATCAATAAAATAAACTGACTTATTTTCATTTATATAATAAGGAGAATCCTCACTATAGAAAAGTTTGTCGCTAATTCTTTTACAAGTTTCTGGAATAGTTGTGCTTACCATCACTTCAATGCTATTTTCTGCAACCGATAAATTGATTAAACTCATATTATTTCGCTTAGTAACTTCTTCTAAATATGGCACTAATTCGTTGTTATTATTGATTATAACACATCCGAATTCTTTGCTATAAATAGTATTTTCTTTATTAATTAATCGTTTAGCCGCTACCATATTAGAAGCGGTAATATAGGATGAATAGGTTTTCCATTGATCTAATCCTTTTTCATTCATAACCGGTAATCCAATACCATACTGCAATAAAGCCATTTGATTTGTAATTCCTGAATTTTCCTTTTTATATTTAGATATTTCATAAACTTCTTCATCTGATAATTCCTTATTCTCATTAAGGTATATCAGCATGTCATTGAAAGCATCAGAAGGATTATCATTTATTTCAGTAGAGTTATGCCAATTACTAAAATATTTAATTTCTGCAATATTATTAATGCTTTTCAAATCATCATTATAGTCATTCATAGGAAAATTGTTATATATAATTACAGTGTCTCCTAGACTAATAGTGTCCTTTATATTTTCAATTGACAATAAAAAATCTTTATAATTATAGGATATAAATACAGGAAATTTCTTATTTTTATATAGTACATTATTTAGTATTTCTAAGTCTAAGGACTTTATTCCTACAATAAAGTTCACATAATCACCTCATTTACTGTATTATATCATGTATGTAATTTTATGTAAAGAAAAAAGGCTAATTATATAGCCTTAATTCTTTTTCCTGTCTTATTCAATTCTAAAGCGTAAGCATAACCACATTTTCCCTTATCTAATCTATTTAGCAGATTAGGCATATCTTTAAATATATCCTTATTAGCATAATCATACTTATAAAATATACCATTATCACTAGAAGTAACTCCAGCATCATGCATAATAGAATACTTTCCTGACGTCCAGTCACTTATTTTCCAGTCAATCCAACAAAATTTAAGATTATCTGACACTATAGGAGTAATACCATGCTTTCCCATAACCCATAAAGTAGCCCACATTTCTGCACACCATTTTTGTATTGGATTATCAATATCTAGATTATACTTTTTATACCTTTTTAAATATCTAGGTTCAATGCTATCTAGGTATTTTTTTAATGCTATAGAAGAATCATATACATCCTTCCAATAGGTAGCAGATAAACCTGTCATAAGGTATTGTGCCCCAATAGAAGCATCATCGTGGCTAATAACCCACGATTCATCTAAACCTATACTGCTGGTCATCTCAGACAGCAAATTAGAGCCTTGGTAATTCTTGCTATTTATATATTCAATTCCTAAATAGGAATTACAATCTGATCCATACCAGTGGTGGCTATCTAAATCATCAGGAACTTCTATTTTTTTGCTTAGAATAATGTCAGAATCTGTATAGAAAAATACATCATCCTTTTTATCGGGAAAGAACTCAAAGAATTGCCACATTAACCACGGCTTTAGGGTAGCGGCATATTGTTTACCATCTTGTCCTCTTCTATCCTCAAACTCGAATAAATGAACTCCCGGAAAGTGATTAACAATATTCTGTGCATACTCTTCTTTTTTCTTCAAATTCAATATATAAATATTATCGGGAGAAACACCAATATCTATTAGATTTCTAACATAATTAAGTTCTTGCCAGTAAAATCTATACTCTTGGGGGTCACAGAAAATATAATTAACCTTCTTTTCCATATTGTCCCCCTATTATTATGGTTTAACTGTAGTTGGGGCTACCGTTGTGGGTGCCACTGTAGTTGGTTTAACTGTAGTTGGAGCTACCGTTGTTGGCTTAACTGTAGTACCCGAACTAGGATTTACTTTAGAAACAAGTTCGTCATCAATAAAGTTATCATGAGTTAGGAAGACATCATAGTTAGCATTAGCAAACTCATCAGCAATGAAAGCCAAGAAAGCTAATACAATATTATGTTCTACCTTATCTGGAGTAACTGTTTTATAGTTGCCGACACTCCCATTATATGGATCGATATGCGTATTAGTAGCAAAAAATAGAGTAGTCCCATCGTATCTAATAATAGGAGCATCCTTGTCTACCCATGCTAGCTTATCAAAGTCCCACTTTTGTTCAATTACATAATAGTTATTGCCCGACTTTTGGACTTTATAAATATAATTTCCTGCCCAAGTTCCAGTAAATCCATCATCTCTCGTTTTTGCTATTAAATACTTTCCATCTAAGGGGACTGCCTTTGCCCCAGTTAAATAATCATTTACATTAATACTTGTCATTAGATTTGCCTCTCTTTTATAATAGTAGTTTACTTTGTTCCCTCACTTATAATTTAGACAATAGAAAAAGGACACTAATCGTAGTGTCCTAATTTTTAATAATATATGTTGCTTATTCTATTATGCCTGTTTAACATTTATTGTAGTTTCATCAACGGTTGTTGGTTCTACTGTCGTGGGGGCTACTGTAGTTTCTTCAACAGTTGTTGGTTCCACTGTAGTTTCTTCAACAGTTGTTGGTTCCACTGTAGTTTCTTCAGCAGTCTTAGGGGATACTGTCGTAGGCTTAGTGTGCCCCTCAATAGATCCCAATAATCCTTCTAGTTCTTTACCAATTAGAGATAAGAACTGGCCCTTCTTAGTAATTGGATTATCCCGCCAAGTTCCGTAGATACTTAATGCAAAGGAAACTAATAAAGTAACCCAAGTAGTGATATCTTCACTTGTTCCCGGAAATTTCCAACCAAACTTAGTAGTAACAAAAGTAATTACCCAAGAAATCAAAATAACGATATAGGGAATTGCCGCCTTATACTTACTAGGTAAATCAGTATCTACCGTAGTTTCTGTATTTCCTACTTTAATCGTTACTTTATCTGGAATATTTTCCGTCTGAGTACCCTTTAACTCTTCTTTTTCCACCTCAATAATGGCCTCCTCAATTAATGGTGATAAATCTTCTTTAACTGCTTCATTAGACTTTCTCAAAATAAACATCTCTATTCACTAGAATATCTATACATATAATCTACAACATATTTTTCCCCAACCTCTGGTCTATTCGAAGAGATCCATTTAATAATTCCTTTGCCCTCATATGAATAATCTACATCCTTAGTAAATACAGCATCATTTAAAGATACTTTAGTAATAGAAGTAACAGATGCCGTTGGCAAATAGTCTAGGTTGTCTTTCTTATGTGTGATCCTATCGGTTCTTTTCAAAGTTCCCGTACTATTAGCATAGGCATTATTAGAATAACTACCGAATAAACGCAAATGATTATCATAAATCTCTTCTGAAACTCTACCTTTAATATAGTCAAGACGTTCAGTATAATCCGATTTCTTTATACCAGGAAATGCTGATAGAACTCTATGATACATTTCCGTCTTAGTTAAATCTTCATTCTTACTCGTTAATAGATTAAAAATATATTTATCCATAGGAGTTTCAAGATCGCCTTCAACTAATTGAACAATCTGAACAACACTACTATTATCAACCGAAGGAGTAGTAGCCATAGCAGTTTCTATTCCGTTGCTTTCATAGGAAACACTCTCTCGTTGCCTATCTCTACTTCTACCATGAATATAAGATCCTAATACTCTTCTAGGCAATTTACTAGCTAAATAACCCGGTAGGTCAACTCCTCCATTAGGATCATACTCCTTAATAAGTTTAATAAATTGCTCTGAAATATAACTATATAAATCTTCTTGGGCATACTTATTAGGGATTTCTCTGTTTTGAGAACCTTCAGCCCCCTGCATATAAGATTCCGATCCAATAGTATTGGTAAATAAATATTTATATCTAGCATAAGTGGAATCAATTAATGGTTTATATTTCTTTAGTAAGCTTTCAGAATCTCTTGGTAAATAGTTATTCATCGAAGACCTCATCTCTATATCTAACTTTAAGGGTATTTCCCTTGTTAGCATACATATCTGCGTAGTTAAGTGTATAGGGAATTCCATAATCAACCGTTTCACCTAAAGCAAATCTATTGCCAACATAGGTAATCCTAATAACATCAGAATGTGTATATTTCTGATCTCTATTTTCGACTAATACTTCTTTTTGTGAATCTTTATATTTATTTAACTTATCAATATATTGTTGAAAAGGTTCCACTTTATTTGCTAGAGGCATCAGACTTAGCCTCCTTAGCTTCTTTTTCCCTTAATAGCTTATCCTTATGAACTTGCTTATAGATTTTTTGAATATCTTTCATATCCGGCCAAGCGGTTACATTAACATTCTTATTATCTAATGGTGGAAAGTTTTCTGGAAAGTTTGCTAATAGAACAAATTCAAACAATTGTTTACGAATTCCTTTATAATTCTTTTTTAGTAAAAACAGGAAATCATTTTCTCGTTCCTTATATAGTTCCTCTCCAGTATTTGGATCAATCATAGTAACATATCCTCGATGAACCTTACTTAGAATATCCTGAGCAAAGCCTTCTTGAAATAAGTTATACTCATAATCAATACCATCTAGAACAAATGGAATAGGGTCTTTAGGATTACTTTCTAATTCTGGAACAAAACTAGGGTCCATTTCTTGATATTTTTCATTAGTAATTGTTGTAGTATTTCTAGGAGCACCGGCAAATATAGAGGTCTCCCTCTTTTGATGGGGCCGATTAACCTTAGACTTATCAATAACAACTCTAAGAATATGCCCTTCGTATTCTCTATCAGTACCAGTTCCTGCCCAGTATTTAGAACCTGCTCTTAATTCTATTCGTAGACTGTCGGCAAAGGATAACGCACGTCCACCCGGTCGGATAGTATCAACATCAAATTTTCCTTTCTTATTTTGATTATCTCTAACCTGATTAATAAATATAACTGCTACATTTGCATCTTTTACTTTAGCATTTAATTTAGTAACCATTCGGGTAACTGCTTTTGCTTTCATTCCCCGTTGACCTTCCTCGTCAGCATCTAAATCTAATTCACCTTTAGCAGGAATTCCTCCAATAGAATCCATAATAATTACAAGAGGTTCCTTACTACCAGTAAAGCTATCAATAACTTTTTCTAGACGTTGTGCGGCGAATTCAATCGTCATTTGTTCTCCTTCGTTGGGAGAAGCAACAAAAGTATTTGATGGATCTACACCAAGCTCTTCAAATCGAACTCTATCGGCAGTTCCTTCACCATCAATATAGAATGTTTTAACTCCAAGCAAAGAGCAAGCCTTAGTTAATTCAATCATAAAAGTAGACTTTCCTACTCCTTCTGGAGAATATACTTCTGAGATACGCTGTAAAGGAATTCCTCCACCCATAATCTTATCAATTTGTGGTAAAAATGTTGGTATGAAGTCGTCAACGTGTGCATAGTTACTATCAGATACTAAAGAAAACCCTAAATCTTTAGCTACTTTAATTTCTTCTGAACTTTTTGCCATACTACCATCCTTTTATTTTTACTTATTTTTATCCTATTTAATTATACCACACCCGATATAATCAGTAAAGCAAAAAGGAGACGTAATTGTCTCCCCCTTATTAATTATCTATTAAAATGGTAAATCGTCATCGGAAATATCAACAGAACTTCCAGTATCACTAAATGGATCTGGCATATCTGGGAACCCATTGTTATTAGATTGTGGCTCCGGTTGTTGTGGTGCTGGTTGTTGAGGCACTGGTTGCTGTGGTGCTGGTTGTTGTGGCGTGTCATCGAATGGTGATGAACTTGCTGTTGTTCCGGGAGTTACTTGGTTGCTTGGAGTTTCTACGGAATTTCCTTGCAATCCGTGCTGACTATTAAAATCATCAATAAATCTATTCATAAAATCTGGGTTAGCTTTATCAATAGGGGTGGCTAGATAATCTAAATCTTCTAGCTTAGTTTCCCATCCTTGTGGCAAAGGTGGCAACATATTTCCTGCATTTACTGACAAGTTATAATAATCAGAAGCTTTTGAAG